TAAAGGCATGTGAAAACACAAAAAATGCGGATTCTGAGGTCTCAAATTTTTCAAACCCCAAAAATCCGCATTTTTACTATTTAGGTAGTCCAGTGAAACGCTTCTTACTTGACTATCTTTTGAAGTAGTCTAACAAAACCCGTTTTACTTGACTAACTTTAAATAGTTGTTTACTGAACCGCTGTTTTGTTAAACAACTACCATTCTTTAATTGTGTATAATATCGTTCCGCCCTGGCGTCCATCTTGTCCGATATGGGCTATGCCTTCCACACGGCCCGCTTGGTACCCGATAGACAGATACGGTTTCCCGTCTATGTAGGTGCCGCCGGCCTTTACTTTGTGGTTGTTGCGTAAATTAATTTTGTATACGTCGACTTTCTGCTTGGTATCGTCTACCGTAACTACCGTGCGATCACTTTTGGCTACCGCCTCTTTCGGTAAGCGCGGGTCCTTATTTCGAATAGCCGCCTCTGTAGTATTGGCAGCCGTTTGTAAATCAGGAGCCGATACGTAATAAGTTACATTCGGTGATACGGTCCCCTCATGAATTCGTTCAATTCTCGTCACCAGTTCCCCCGCCGTCTTATCGTCGACGTGTAAATTCTTCTTTACCGCATTTTTATTGGTTGTGTCCGAAAAACGCATTCGCACAGGGCTCTCTACGGGCTTTTTCTCATGCTGCACGGCAAAGTATATACATCCTAAGCAAAAAGCCGTCAAAATCGCAATGAGCACTATTCTTACAAGTTTCGCCCGTTTCTCATCGTTTATCATCGGAATTTTCATCATGTCACCTCGGTTAGTCGTACATAACGTCTAAATCAACGGCGCATCCGTTAATCTGTCCTTCGTCGGAGTATTGCCAGAGGCTGCACGTCTTATTCGGATACTCTTGTTTAAAATAGTTGACCGGCCCGAAAATAGCTACGAAAAAAGGCACGTAATCGGGGATATCTTCCAAATTCATACAGTTTACCAGCGTATCATAACTGCCGTAGATGCCTACATACTTTCCTGCCTCATTCATTATATTAATTCCCGCCATCACTACCGACGTAAGTTCTTGGGCTCCCAGGTCTTTTTGCATCTCTTCTTCTATATCCATCCAGATGCCCGCTTTTAACTCTACGTCCTTTAGGTATATATCCAGCTGTTTTACCAGCCACATGGCTTCTTGTTGTGCTTGCCAGGTTGTGGTGGCCAGGCTGTAAAAATACACTCCTATATCCATTCCCGTAGCCTTGGCCGCATTAATATTATGAATAAATAAATCATCCAATTCCTGCCGTCCGTCTCCTCGGGTACGTCCGATTCGAACGATACAGAATTCTTTCCCCGCCGCTTTAGCAGCTTCAAAGTCAAACCCTTCCTGGCAATAGCTTACATCAATTCCTTCTCTCATTGTTATCCTCTCCTATCTTTATTAAAGAATGAGTCATATTGGGTTTTTGCCCTTCCGGTGAATTGTACTTACTGTCAAGCCCGTACTTTGTCCAGGCGGCCTTAGCAAGTCCTACAACCGTTACAATCCCGGCCCCTACAGCTGACACTCCTTGCCAGCAGCTGTTGATTTCAAAGCGAGTGCCGTATAATCCGTTACTCCAAAAGCCGTATAGCCAGGACAACACAATTACAACCAGTAAGATAAACAGTACTACCGCCAACATAGCAATGAGCGCCAGCCAATTGGCCTGCGCCCATTCTCCGAATCGTATACATCTACTTTTCATATTCCTTTTTTATCTCCATATCCAGTACCAGCTGATAGATAGAGGTCATGACCCCGTTTTTACCAAGCGCGTGATAGCATTCATACATATTGATAAAGTTCTTTTTCTCTGAATAGGTAATGCCTTCTTTTTTATATCGCTCGTACTCAATGAGCATGCGGCAGCGTAGCAAGGCTTGAACGCCTCTATCCAAGCCCCGGCGTCGGTTCTTTTCAGATACGTAAAAGGCAAGCCCTGCCGACAGTAGCATGGGAATTACCGTCTGGGCGATAAGAGAGGCGATTTCAGTGGATATCGTCATGATTAAATACGTCTCCTTTACTCAAATTCATCGACCGTGTTCGGCTGTACACCGTCTACGTTTACGACCAGATAATCAAGACTCGGTGTCCCGATAAACGGAGTCGGTCGATACGCCGTGGTCGGAAGTTCCTTATCCCTTTCGACGGTACCTATGGCCTCGTCTGAGGTAAAAGTCACTCCTTGCCGCACCTCATACTGCCGAAGCCCTGAAAATTTCACCTCATTAGTACAAGCAATACCTTCAATAACCGAGTTTTCTATCACGGCCACCGTTACATGATAGGGTTTTGAGTCTTGGTGAGATAGTCGGATATCGCCTTGAACGTAGGTATCCTTGGAATACGTTACCGTATTTTTGACCTGATCCAGGACTACAAGCCACGGAAGCCTAGAGTCATACAAAAGGTCTGGCGAATACCGCTCAAGTTTTCCCTTGGCCTTTTTTACTTCTTCACTTCGTTTATCGGCTTTAGGCGAATGAAACCGCTCGTTCCAAAACCGATGATACCCGTAGACCTGTACGCCGCACTTACACTTGTCTATATCCGGGTACTCCTTAAGAGCGGTCAAATTCGGTCGGGGCTTACGAAGAACTTGCCACGGCAGTTCCACATGCCGATTGGCATCTCCTCGATACATCCCCTCATTTACAAAAACCTTATACCCCAGTTTCCATACACCGTCATGGACGCTAAGCATCCCTTCTTGAATCCGTCCGTATCCGTTTATTTGACCTTGAGGTGTTAAAAAGTCGTATATATAAAGTTGGATACCTTTATAAATTTCATCGACGGTGATATCTTTATCGTCGTTTCGCCATATCCGTAAATAATGGATAAACCGCATAACGCCCGACTCGTTTCGAACTTGCATATAGGCTTTAAAGTAATATCCACGAGGTATGGTTACGGCCACTAGGGGCGGTGTGGGAAACACATCGGGATGAAACACAGTCGTTGCCAAGACGCTTTTTTTATCATCTAAGGACCAAGGGGTCACCCCCATATACCCAACGCGCCCCGTACCGCTATCACTAAAGGCGGGCATAGCTTCTAAGGATACGTTCTTAAGCCGTTTTATCTGTACCTTCTTTCGAGGTTTGCAGACAAAGTTTTCATAGGAGCTGTTAATGACGGTCTTCTTTCTTTTATTAGCAATTTGTATCAGCTGCATCTTACATCGCCCCCACTATGACATATCCCCAGTAGGGGTTTTTGATATATTCTTGAATATGCCCCGGTGTTTCAAGTCCATCTACAGCATCGTATTTTTGGCCGTCAGCTCCGGGTACTTCAAACCATATATTAACGGCCGACATATCTTTATACTCTTTAATCCCCGGCGGACCGGGCAGCCACACCGTATCGGTAGCAGCGGCCCTTAAATTATGACCGACGGTCGTTAAAAAGAGCGTTTCATGTTCTTCTAAATACGCATGAAAGATAAGCTGTCCTCTTTTATTCTGATTCCAGGCTACCGTTCGAGTCTTAAACAACTCTTTCATCATTTCTCGGACTTGCCAGCGTTCAGAAGCGGGGATCGTATCATAATCATTTTCCGTATAGCTTGTTTTCTTATACTTTGCGATATACTGCTTCATAGCCGTCTTTTTTGCTTGCTTAAGCCCCTCATCGTCATCCAGGTAATTTTCAAAGGCGTAGTTATTATTCATACATATCGGCTGCTGACCGAATACCACCCAGATTTTATCAATAATACGACAGATCGAATTATCGGGCGTTAAGAACGTTGTCCCCGACGGGTTTCTGATTTCGATACCTGTATTTAATCCCATATACCCATCCTCACTCTCAGTTCGTTATCATCGTCATATACTTCAATAAGATTGTCTTTAATCTCCGTCCGAGCGCCGCTGGTGGCCGTACGAAGTGTCCCGATACGAGCGCTTATCGTATCGAGCGATTCAACTTGCATCTTATCGGCTGATACTGAGCCTGCTTTAAGCATCTTGTTCGTGATGATGTCATCCTCAAAAAGGGCTTGGCTTGTAACGTGCAAGAGCTTCCCGTCGATGCGAACGCCCGATGTGGATAAGTTAATCCGTGAGATCAGCCCGTCACCGTCAAGTCCTTTAATGGCGTTACTGACCCTCAGGTCAATGCTGTTACTAAACTGCGACAGCTGCGTTTGTACGTTTGTCTTTAAATCCGTGACGGACTGTTGAAGGCCTTCCGCTGTCTGAGTAAGCTTGGTCTGTAGCCCAGTTACATCAGACTTTACGGTCCCTACTTCGGCTTCAATCTTAGCAATATTCTTATCAATCTCATCGAGGCCTAAGGCTTCACGGCTGATGATTGACTTATCTATCTCAAGCTTGACCGTGGCAAGCTGTTCACCGCTTTTTTCTCCTTCTCCGAATATATCCACATACGATACTCGTACTCGGTACACGCCAGGCGCAAGAATCAGCGAGAATGAATTAGTCGGAGTGAAGTAAACCGCATCATCGACGTATACGTTGGCACCTCGACAACCGAGCGGGATGGAGTCAAACGTAACGCCGATACCCGACATACCGCCTTTAGTCGTTATATGCATCGGTACTTTCGGTACTTTGACGTTATACTCAAGCATAGCCGGAGCGCTATATCCCTTCATCGGATTGTGAGCGTACAGGTACACTCGTCCGGTTCGTTCCGTCAGTGTTCCGACGTACGTCGTATTCGTGCTTTTACCAATACGGCCGAC